AAGCTCATCGGGTTGGAGCATGAAAACCTCCTTCCCGTAATGCATCCCCGTCTTGCCGAACAACTCGTCCGGAGTCGCCCACCCGAGCAGATCTGCGTAGTCGCCCCTCAAGTGAACGAGAACGTAGTAGTCGATCGGCGGTAACTCATTCCCCCACGGCGGCGACCACAGATAGGGCTCGCGCGAGAAGGTGGCCTTCACGTCGATCCTGCTGCCGAAGTAGTGACAATCCGCCCCTCCTTTCTGTCGCCGGAACGTGAAATCCGGGAATACATTGTGGGATTTGCAGAATGCGACTTCCCCCATCGCGCCGTTCAAGTCGAGATCCCAAGTGCTTGCCGGGCTCGACTTCGTCTCTGCCAGTTCAATCACTCGAACGATCGACGTCCGATACGTCGCCATGTGCCTTGCCATTGCGACGTCACCACCCTCAAAACGCACCCTCATACTCACGCCAGTTCCCCTATCGTTTGGTTCAGTAGATCCAACTCGCTGCCATACATGCGCTCGAACGCCTTCTGGTCGGTGTGGAAGCCAACCCCGGCCTCGCCGACGTGATGCTGCGGACAGAGCGCGATCCCGAGGAACGCGCCGTTCTTCTGGCCCGCCCCCGCCCCTTCGCGGATGTGGTGATACACGGCCGGCGTCGGCCCGTAGCCGAGATTGCGGCACACGATGCACCCCTGACCCACGACTTTCGACACCCATCGCTTCGCAACGATGGTGTCGATGCTGCCCTTGCTCATTGCAGGATCACCGGCTTGTCCTGCTCGTCCGATTCGCCCCCGGCGAGACACCCGATCCACCCTTGAGTGACGTCCTTCATCCGGGCCGCGATTTCGCGCGGGTTCTGCGACTCGATGCTGCGCGCGATGATCTCGGTCAGGCAGAGCATCAGCGTCATCATCGCCTCGACCGGATGCTCCGCCTCGGTAAGCAGATGATGCAGGATCGGCTCGGCGAGCTTCTTGCGGCGCTCGGTGAACACACCTTCAGGAATCTTCGTTTCCATCGTTCAGGATCTCCATGTAGGGACCGCGAATTTCGAGGTTGAAAGTGCGCGCCGCGTCAGCGTTGGAGTCGAGATCCTTCCGGCTGTCGATGCCGCAAATGCGCTTGACCGTAAGTGCCGCGATGTGCGGCCAAGGCGCGTATTCTCCGCCCTCCCGATTGTCGTTGGTCAACTCGTTCCACAGGGTAGGCCACCGGGCGGCGAGGAACGCCTGAAACTTCACGTCCTTGCACCATAGCGCCGCCAACATGCAGAGCGGCCCCACCTTGCCCGGCGTATGCGCCGGCTGCGCCGGCTTCGGTTGCTCGTCGTCGCCAATGGGAACGAACACCGCCATCAACCGCTGCCCCGGACGCTTGCCCTCGCGCCGCGTCAGCAATTTGAACGGTTCGAGTTCCGTTTCGTCGATGGCGAAGATGATCTTCGCGCCACCCGTGGCGGTTACTTGCCAGTTCAGCAGCATCAACTCTGCCTTGATCGTCGGAAGCTCGTTCACTTCTTCCCTCCTTCCGTGTGGGGGATCGACACCGGGACACCCGGATTCCCCCGCCTCCCCTGTTCGGTGCCGTCCGGCCACCGAACCCACTTCACCTTCACCCCCGGCCCGAACACGGCCTTGAAGTCGTCAATCCAAGCCGTCAGTTCCGGACACTTCTCCCGGTTCGTGCGGGTTTTCTCGGCCGTATCCGTCCTCTGCTTCGTCGATAGGCGGGAAATCCGGTCCCGCATCTGCTCCAACTGTTCCTGTGAGTCCAAGGGCCTCCCTCGCGTAAGCGACCGAGATGTGCGGGTAGGACGCCGGGTCCGCCATGATCCGGTGCGCCCAATCGGGTCCGCGCTTCGCGCCAACCGGGCGCTTCGCAAGCACCGCGCTGATGCTCGCCGGAATCTCCCCGTGCGCCTCGCGCGGCGGCGGGAGCTTCACCCGATCCTCCGGCCGGAACTGGCGGCAGATCGTGATGAATTCCGGAAGTGTCGGAGGGAACTTGTTGTTCTTGTTCAGGTAGTCGATCGCGGACCGGATTGCCTCGTCCGAGATCCCGACGAGCCCGGCCTGCCACGTCTCCTTCACCCGGTTCATCGGGGAATCGGTCCACAGGTCGAGCCAATGCCGGCCATACATCGTCAGCAGGACCGCGAACAGCTTGTCGATCGGCCTGCCGGGCAAGTCGTTACTCGACGCGATGTGCCTCGCCCGTGATGTCGTTGGGTGGTTGCTCATCATTCCCTCCTTCGCTTGTCGACCAGATCTCGCGCGCCTGCGCCGCCCGGCGCTCCGCCATGCTGCCGCCGTTCCCGCCCTGCGGGCGATACGACTGGAAGTCGGCCTTCACGGTGAACAGCCCCTTCCACCCCTTCACGATCGACTGGTCGATCACCGCGACCGCGTTACCCCCACCATCGACGATCTTCGCCAGTTCCTTGATCGCCAGATTCTCGGCATGGGGAGTCATCGGAGCCCGAAGCCGAACTCGATGTTGCTTGAAGGCATCCCACGATTCCCGAGGAAGCCAGTCGGGTAATTCGACGCCGTTCCCTGCCGGCGCAGCGCGCGCAGCGCGCGCCTTGGTTTTATTCTCCGAAGGAGAATCTTCACTTCGCTTCACTTCTCTTAACTTCACTTCGGCGGTCTTAGGACCGTCTTGAGTCTGACTTGAGTCTGACTTAGGTCTGACTTGAGTCTGACTTGAGTCTGACTTTCTTCCGTGCATCTCCTTGATTTCGTTACATTCTATCGTTTCTGGCGGTCTTGGGTTTGGGCTGTTGACATAGCGAACTCGCTGCCGAAAACGGGGAATGTGCATGTAGGTCTTGCCGCCGATCTGGTAGGGCCGGAGCAGATCGGCCTCCACCAGAGCGATCCGGATGCGCTCGGCCTTCCGTGGGGTGTCGACCCCGAGATCTCGCCACAGGCGGGCAAGGTGCCGATCGCCCCCCTCGAAGTTCCCGAGGTCGTCGGCTTGCAGGATGCAGGCGATGAAGGCGAGGCGCGCTGTATTGTCAGCGAGATCGAGCCACCGCTGCGATTGCAGCAGGGACGACCGGAGGATGCGATTCGGCAAAGCAGATACCCCCACTAGGGCAAGCAGAAAAAAGGGTGCCGGTAAGTCCCGTAGTGGCGGAACGCGGGAAGGCCCTCCCGTTGTCCCGGCACCCCGAAGGTTATCAGAAAGCCGCGATCAGATCTTGCCTGTTTCGACGATCGCAATGCCGTGTTCAGCGAGCAAGTGCTTCTTCTTCCACTCGTAGAGGTCCGTCTTGGACGCCGGGCTTTTCCAGTCCTCGACGACGAGCTTCTTCGAGCGGGTTTCGTAGTAGACAAAGTCGGCGACGTAGGTGCCGATCGCCATGCCGTTGACGGACAGGGAGAACGCGACTTGCCGGCGAAGGCCGGAGATCTCGCCCGCCATTGCCCGGTAGTGCAACTGCAAGAACCGTTCCGCTTCGCCCTTCGAGTCGAACCGCTTGCCATCGACGACGATGGGTTCGTTCCGATACTTCGCAGGCTTCTTCTTGGGGGCAGGGGCCGGAGCCGGGCCCTTCGCCAAGGCGGCACTCTTGCGGGTGATCGCCGCCAACTGCTCCTCGGTCATGCGCAGCCCCTTACTCATGCCGCTGCCGAGGCCGTCCAAAGACGTCCGGGCGCAAGTCGAACCGGGTGATCTTGCGCTTCGTCGCCTTCTCGACCGCGATGCAATGCTCCGCCGGGATGCGCCCGACCTTTAGCCAATACCAGACGTGACCCTGCTTGATGTTGCCACCGCAGGCTCGCGCCAATCCGGATTGCCCGTCAAGCAGGCGCACCGCCGTTTCGAGTGCTTTGAGTGGAGTCATGCCGCGAGTCTACAACAAAAATTTCTTTCACACAAAGTTTTCTAGGTGCTATGATTGAGTCTCGTCCGAATGGGGGATGCCGTGAGAGTGTGGGAAGCCTTCTGGTTCGCGTTGTTTACGTTGATGATTTGCCTTGTATGCGTGACCGTCACCGAGAAATATGTCACGGAACGGGAGGCGCGCAAGGCCCCCACCGCTGATGTCGGGATCCGCTGCGGCGAGCCGATGCGCGGGTGGACCCTCATGGTCAATCGGAAGGCGGACGGCGGCTTGGCCTGCACCTACTTCGAGCCGTTCACTCCGCCAATAGAGGGGGTGAAGCAATGATCGAATTCCTCACAGACGTTGGTTATCTAGTGATCGGGGCAATCACGTTCGGCGGGATCGTGTTCGTCGTTCTCGCCTTGCTCGACGCATGGCGGAACATGCGGAGGAAGTGGTGAGCATCCTCGATCGACTGGATGAGGAAATCGCGGCCGCGCAGCGCCGCGTGATGAGCAAAGTCCTGCGCTGCATTGCCGACGCGAAAGCGAACGGCAACCGCCGGTCCGCAGGGCAATTCTGGCGACATGCGAAGGAGAGGGAGGGCTATGGCACTAACCGAAAAGCAACTGTCGATGCGCAAGGTCGGGGGCTCGGACGTGGCGACGATTCTCGGGTTGAACCCGTTCAAGACGGCGCTCGAACTGTTCCATGAAAAGATGGGGTTCATCGAGCCGGCGGACCTGTCCGAGAACGAGGCGGTCGAGGCCGGCAACGTCCTCGAAGATGGCATCGCCGCGCTCGCCGAGCGCCGGATCTCGCGGCGCGACGGTCGCCCGATCAAGCTGCGCCGCTCGAACCTGACGATCGTCCACCCCAAGTATGACTGGCTGACGATTCACATCGACCGCGACGTGGTCGGCGAGGATCGCGGCGTCGAGTTGAAGAACGTCGGGTGGCGCGCGGCCGCGAAGTGGGGCCCGGAGGAAACCGAGCAGATTCCGCAGTATTACGCGCCGCAGGTTCACACCTACATGCTCGTCAAGGACTACCCCGTGTGGACTGTGGCGGCCTACCTTGGCGGCGGTGAGATGCGACTCTACGACATCGCGCGCAGCAAGGAGTGGGACCAACTCATCATCGACTCGACGCATGACTTCTGGTTCGAGAATGTCGGCAAGGGGATCCCGCCCGACATCAACCCCGACACCGAGCGCGCCGTCGCCTCATTGAAGCGGGTCTACCCCGGCACCGATGGGACAACGATCGTTGCGCCGTCGTCGCTCGCGGCGTGGCGCGACGT